CGGACTGTGATGTCGATAATTGCCTGAAGGTGCTTGTAGATTCACTGGAAACTGCAGGTGTCTTCCAGAACGATAATCAGATCAGGCATATCCAGATCACAAGAGAAGAAGCAAAAGACAAAACAATAGGAGGTGTCAGAGTATGTATCAAATCATGTCCACATGAGATGGTACTCCATGATGGGACATTTATAGTTAAAGAAATTCATGGGTGAGGAGAAAATATGACAATAGGAATGTTCCTGGGGATATATCTCTTTGGGGTAATTTCAGGAATGGTAATGGTAGTAGTTGCCATTATGGTGTATCTCAATCCTGGTGGATCTGTTGAAATCAGGTGTGAAGATAAGAAATAATAATTTATAAGGAGAGAGATGGAATTAGCACAAACTAATTTATTTGGTGAGATTGAAAATGATTGCCAAAGAGAATGGAATGGTATGCCTGAATACCAGAATGTGAAGCAGGAAGACCCAGAAATAACTGCAACTTTTAAGTTCAGGAATTATAAAGATTTTAAAAGATTTGAAACCCAGGTTAAGAATTGTCTCTATGATGGAGAAAGGGTCTTTGAAGGGAAACAATTGAAGGATAAAAAATCTACATGGTTCCCCTTGAATGAAAAAGCAAGTATCTACAGGTATGTGAGTAAAAAAGTTGTTCTGCCCAGGTTCCCTGTTTATATTGTCAGTAAAGGAAGAGCATCTAATAACCCAACAAGCAAAGCACTTCAAAAACTGGGTGTGCCTTTTAAGATGATTGTTGAAGACCAGGAACATGATGAATATGCCAGACTGATTGGGGGAGAGAATTTACTGGTGCTTCCAGAAGTTTATAAAGAAGACTACGATACCTTCTGGGATGATGATGATGGAAGAACTGGACCTGGCCCTGCAAGAAATTATGCCTGGGATCATTCAGTAGCATCTGGATTCTCCCACCACTGGGTCATGGATGATAATATTGCTTCATTTGAGAGGATGAACAGAAATAGAAGAATTAAATGTGTCAGTCCAAATCTGTTTTATGCATGTGAAGACTTTGTTTTGAGATATGAAAATATTGCTATATCTGGACCTCAGTATACTTACTTTTGCCCTGCAATTGATGCAAGACCACCATTTAAGTTGAACACCAGGATATATAGTTGTTTATTGATTAAGAATGATATTCCATATAGGTGGAGAGGAAGATACAACGAAGATACTGATCTCAGTCTCAGAGTACTTAAAGATGGGATGTGTACTGTCCAGTTTAATTTCTTCCTCCAGGAAAAACTGACTACTCAGAAGATGGGAGGAGGTAATACAAAAGAATTCTACCTGGAAGGAGGTACAAAGAATAAAAGTCAGATGTTGGAAGATATGCATTCTGATGTTGCAAAAGTGTCATGGAAGAATAACAGATGGCATCATCATGTGGATTACAGACCATTTGAATTTAATATACTCACCAGGAAACAGGAGTATGATGTGTCTCCTGAAACTAATAATTATGGGATGGAACTAAAGTCAGTTTGACAAAGGAGGTCTTATCAGTGGAACACCTATAAGAAGACAAAGAAGAGCAAGAGTTGCCAGGATGTTTGATGATGAAGAATTCTGGGATAAGATATTTGATGGGTATGCAGAGTTTGGGAGTCTTCCCAAGATGGCAAAAGAAATACAGGTGCCTTATAAACAGTTGTACCAGAAGATAACAAGTGATCCTGATCTTAAAGAGAGGTATGAGTCTGCAAGAAAAGCATATGCAGAGTTGACTGTTGATGAAATAAAAGCAATCAGTAATAAGTTGGAAATGGGACACCTTGATCCTTCAACTGCAAAGACTTTGATTAATGCAAAACAATGGTTGGCAAGTAAATATTCACCAATTATGTATGGAGAACGTCAGACCATAGACATGCAGGTAACTGATGCAACTCAACTGCACCTTGAAGCATTGAGACAACAGATGAAATCACATATTAAGAATGTAACTCCAAAGAAGAAGGTAATTGAAAAGTGATATGCTTAGAATCCATGTGACACTTGGTATGCTTGACTGCCTGGATGATGTGATTGAGGTGGTACAGGATTTGGAACCAGAGAGGAGAAGAGGAGTGGATGAAATACAATTGAAGATGTTGGCAGATACAGTTTATGAGAAAAAACTAGACATAGACCGAATAGAGAGATGGTCTGAAGCAACAACCCTTGAAGGAGATGACAATGAAACAGCAAGTTGAATGTAAAATATGCAAAAATATGTTTATGCCTAAGACTGTTAAGGAAATAATATGCTCTGATGTGTGCAGACTGAAATATAAACGAGATTACCATTATGACCTGTATGAGAAGATGAAGGAGGCAAGGAATAAAAAGAAAGGGATGATTAAGTGCAAGCAGTGTGGAGAAAAGTTCCAACAGGCATATAAGAGGGTGTTCTGTAGTCAGACATGCAGGGAGATTTACAAACCACCTGTAAAACCAAAAAAGCCCAAGAAATACGAATTAACACATGCTTGGAAAGTTAATCATCCATATAAGATGTTTAAGGTTGAATCAAGATTTGAATCTGTATTGCAAAAAGCAATGGAGAAACAGGAACTGGATGATGCAGTAAATAGATACCTGGAGAATGGAGGAGAGATTAAGAAGTTGGAAGAGTTACCTGCACCATCTTTACCATCTGTTGGATCTAGAGAATGGGAATGGGAGGTCAGAGTTGGACTGGGATTTGTCGGACCAGATGAAGGTCAGGAATATGTTGATGTGGAAAGATTGGAATACCTGGTTAGTAAAGTTAGCTAAACTATAGATATATACATAGTGTATATATATAGTGTATATATATAGTATAGACTCTGAAGTGTATACCAGGAATATATAGGAAGAGAAGTAATGTATACAGGGGGAGTATTAGAGTATAAAGTGTATAAACAAGATTCTATAGAGGTACTCGCATGTGCCCATGCGACCCTGATTGGCCCTTAAATCAGAGAATGTCTAATGATATCAGTAGTTAACAAGGGAATGTTCATTAATACCATTACTGAACATAGGGGGGATCTGGGATGGGTGTGTTTGTAACCCACTGATTTTATTGACATAAGGGGGATTCGGCCCCCCTTCGATGTATATGGGGGGTGTACTTTGACATACCCCAGAGACACCGAATTATTTTTCCCAAAAAAATTTTTAAAATAAGGATTCACATGTCAGTCAAGCAATACAATCCAAGGATTGGAGACAAAATACAGTTTGAGTTAGAGGACACTTTATTTGAAAAGGGCACCAGGGTAGTAAGGGCACAAATCATCAGGAAGTATCCCCAACCGATTGGGAAGCACTGCACCATTTTAGCATTTGACTGCATTGATCTTGATGATTCTTCATTGAACTACACAATCCCTTCTGATGAAAAGTTCATTCAGGTCAACGATTGATGATATCAAGTCCCAGGTCAGGGAGTCTGGTGGTTCTCTTACGAAGCTACCAACTTCTGAGAGAGCACAATTACTTTTTGAGTGGTTGAAGAGGAAGTTACCTCCACATTTGGATGTTTGGATAATTGATGCACCAGGAAGGAGCAACGAGGTAAATGTCTACACAATTACAAGCAGAAAATCCCCAGGTACAATTGACTCTTCCAGAGATAGAGATTGGAGCAGAGGTAGGTCTAAAAAGGCAACTAAGATGCCTACAAGGGTCAAGAAATGGGTCAAAGACAACTTCTGAATATACCCAGAGGTATGGTTCACCAGGTGTTGGTGGTTTATGGGGGAATCATATTGAGGGGGCACTGGGTGAATTTGCAGTTGCAAAATTTCTTGGATTATATCCCAGTGGAATTGAGGGTTATAATGCAACTGATGTTGGGGATCATTATGAAGTCAGGACCAGGCCTGAAAAATTTCATGAATTATTTATAAAGAAGAGGGATAAGCCTGACAAGTATTATATTTTACTGCAGGGTTCACATGGAGAGTACATCATCAGGGGGTGGATATCTGCATATGAGGTATTTGAACATGATGAGTGGCTCCATAATAATAGTGGAAAAACAAGTTTTAATTATTGGGTACCTTTTAGTTTTTTGTATCCAATTTCAGAATTACCAAAAGAAGCACCATGTCAAAACAAGATGGAAACATCTTCTCAGAGTTTATTGAGAAGTACAAAAGTAATCCAGTACAATTCGTTATAGACATTCTGGAACAGGAACCTGATTCCTGGCAGAAAGAATTGATGGAGGAGTCTTTGAAGACCAGGTTGTTGGCTGTCAAGAGTGGTCATGGAATTGGTAAGTCAACATGTTGTGCCTGGTTGATGTTC